TGAGCGCTGACGGCCTCTCGATGAAGCCCCTCCCCTCATGCCCTGCCCAGGGCGACACCCTCTACACCTTCCCCAGGGCGGAGTGATGGCCAAGAGAGAATTCGGCGCGGAGGCCGTGCGGCGTCTGAAGCAGGCGCGGCGCTCCAGCACGATCCGGTACAACAAGCGGATCGACGCCCTGTACGAGAAGGGCGGGAAGCTGGAGCACATGAGCACCGACAAGAGCCTGAAGCACCTCGACGAACTCGCGGGCGCGGAGCAGGCGGCGGATGACGCCGCGGCCGAAGCGTTTGCGCGGGAGCAGCTCCAGGGCAAGATTGGCGGCACCCTCGGCGCCGTGGCGAACGTCTACGGCGCAGCGAAAGAGATGAACGAGGCCAAGAAGAACAGTCTCGTGGGCAAGCGCACGGAAGTCGTGTCCGGCCCGCTCGGCGGTCCGATTAGCCGCGACTTCGGGGCCAAGAAACGGAAGCCGAAGGTATGAAGCAGCACCTGAAACTCGCCGTCCTCGCTGTCTTGACCTGCATCTTCGTCTTCGTGGCGGCACTGACGTGCCGCGCGCAGGTGCAGAAGCCCGAGCGTGTCTACTGCATCGCGCAGGGCTACCAGCGCATTTCCCCGACCGAGTGGGTCGGCTACTCGAACTGCGGCACGGTCTGGAAGGTCGTGGCGTCGCTCGCCAGCGGCCAGGATCCCGACTCCACCTTCGCGGCCCGTGGCGCCGGGCATAGCCTCGGGCACGCCTCCGGTAAAGCCGCCGAAGCGTGGTACTACGACGAGGCGGACGGCGTCTGGTCGCAGCTCGAACACGTCCCGGCCGTGGGCGACACCCTCGGCTACATCGACAAGGAGAAATGACATGGCCAAGGCTAAGAAAGGCATGGGCTTCAACAAGGCCGCGGCGTCTGCGGCGAAAGGCGCCGGCGTCTCCCTGGAGCGCGGCAAGGCGATCATCGCCGCCAGCGCACAGAAGGCATCCGCGAAGGCCAAGAAGAAGAACCCGAACCTGACCAAGGTCGCGGGCGTGGGCAAACGCAAGGGCGCCGGACAGAAAGGGTAGAAACAATGGCCGAGTACAAGGAAAACGCGCAGCGCAACATCGTGGTCAAGCCGCGCATCTTCGAGGCCGCCACGGCAGGCCTCAAGGCCGCAGCGAAGCGCGTGGCCGGTCGCGGTAAGGGCGCAAAGGTCAAGGCCCGATAATGCCGCTGAAGAAAGGCAAGTCCAAGGCTGTCATCAGCCAGAACATACGCACAGAGATCGCCGCCGGCAAGCCCCAGAAGCAGGCCGTGGCGATTGCGCTCCACACCGCGGGCGTACCGCGTAAGAAGGCCAAGAAACGCAAGTAGGAGGAAACGTGGCGGCGGCCAAGGGCAGGCTCAAGCGCGACGACATCGACCGGTTCTTTGACTACGGTCTGGATGTCGCCAGCCGGACGATCATGCTGGTAGGTGACATCGAGGAATACTCCGTTGACCAGGCCCTGATGGCCCTGCACATCCTCTCCCAGTCTCCCGGCGACATCACGATCCGCCTCGCCACCAACGGCGGGTGCTGGTACTCCGGCATGGCGCTCTACGACGCCATCTGCGCCGGCGAGAACCACATCCGCATCATCGGCACCGGGAACGTCATGTCGATGGGCGGGATAATCCTCCAGGCTGCCGACGAGCGCATCCTGACGCCCAACGCCACCCTGCTCGTGCACTACGGCAGCGACTGGGCCGGCGGGCACGTCAAGGACCTGGAGCGCCGCGCCATGGAGAACAAGCGCACCGGCGTGGTCATGGAGGACCTGTTCCTCGACCGCATCCGCGTGAAGCACCCCGAGTTCACCCGTGAGCAGTTCAAGCAGAAGTTTTCATTTGACGTGTACATGAGCGCGCAGGAGGCCATCGACTTCGGTCTGGCCGACGAGATCCTCGCGTAGGTTTCAAGCATCGCCCGGCTGATCAAGATCGGCAGGCCAGTGAAACTCTGGCGGGGCCGGCGCAACACCATGCGCATCGGCGATGCAGTTCCCCGACGGCCGGCCCTTTCGCGGCTCCCCGCCGCGTCCTTCCTCCTCCGGGGCCGGTCGTCTCCTTGTGGCGCGCGGCAGGCGTCGTGGCCTTGCTCTCGCGTGAGTTCGCTCCCTGCGACCGGTGCCGAGCGTTATCTGCCGGCCCCTACGACCGCAGTGCGCTGATACCCCGCCCGGCCGTGCACGGCCCATCGGGGAAGAGTGAGCCGCGCGCCCTTTCTTTTCTTGGAGTCCCAGTGCCTGGAAAGCCCCTCAGCGAAGAGAAGCGCAACGCCATCGTCGAACTCAGCGAATCCGGCATGTCCCGGCGCGCCGTGGCGAAGGCTGTTGGCGTGGACCTGACGACTGTCTACCGCACCCTCAAGAACTTCGACCCGGACTATCTGGAAGAGTCCCGGCGCGACAAGATGGCCACGATCATCAAGAAGATGACCGGGATCATCGATCGGACTGTAGACACCCTGGAGCCGCCCGAGGATGCCAGCTACATGCAGCGCGCCACGGTGACGGGCATTCTCTCGGACAAGGTGGCCGTGCTCGATCGCCGCCTCCAGGAGCACAAGGACCGCGAGCAGCAGTCGGACCCCACCGGTCTGGCGCTCCCCAACTCCATCGAGGCGCTCGTGGGCGCCATCCGCAACGACCTGCGCGGCGGCGGCCTGCTGACGCTCCTCCAAGTTCGCCTTGACAAAGATGGGGATACGCTCGGGGATAACATCCAAAAGATGGAAGAGCATCTTGGGATGAAACTAATTGAAGCTGAGGAGGTCAAGAGAATTGAAGATCTTGATGTCGGAGGACCTGAGTTACGCAGCAGCTCTGATTGATGGTGAAGGCTGTATCACAGTTAATTCATCGGCTCTTCCAATAATTACAGTGGGAATGACAGCGCCGGCAGCCGTAACCTGGATGCATGAAAACTTCGGTGGTAGTCTTAAAACTTATAAGACGAAATCAGGATGGAAGCCATGTCATGTATGGTCCATCACAGGGCATAAAGCGGTTCAAGTGGTGGCGCAACTGCGTCCTTACTTAAAGATCAAGTATCCACAGGCAGACATTGTGGCCATGTGGCCAGACTTCGCCCCTGGTCCGAAGAAGGGCCGATATTGCCCGTGGGATTCAAGCAAGAAGACTTTCTTGATTGAAAGCATGCGGGAGCTGAATCGACGTGGCAGTTCGTAACATCGCCGGCCAGGTCTCGGACCGCCACGGCATCCCGCTCCTGCACGCGCTTCGCCTCGACGTCACCGCCCTCGACTCCGTCACGCCGACCACGGCGGATAGTGTTCTTGCAGTCGTGGACGGCGAACTCGTCCTGTCGCTCATCTCCGATCTGCCCACGGGCAGCGGCGTCACGATCTTCGACATCCTCTCGGGCAACGCCATCCTCACGGTGTCCCAGCCTGATATCTCCGCGGCCAACGTCACGCTCACGGTTGACCAGACTCAGATCGACCACGATGCATTGCTGAACTTCGTCGCCGATGAGCACGTCGCCCACTCCGGCGTGACGCTCACGGCCGGGGTCGGCCTCTCGGGCGGCGGCACGATCGCGCTCTCGCGCACGTTCGACATTGACTGGACCGAGCTGACGGAGGACACCAGCCCGGACGAGGCCGCGGATTTCGTGGCGACCTACGACACCTCGGCGGCCGCGCACAAGAAGGTCAAGTTCTCCAACGTCGATCACGACAACCTGACCAACGGCGCCGGGAACAAACACATCGACCACACTGCGGTCGTCTTGACGGCGGGCGTGGCCCTATCGGGCGGCGGCGACATCAGCGCCTCCCGGACCTTCGACCTCGATATCACGGAGCTGGTGGAAGACACCAACCCGGACGAGGCAGCCGACTTCCTGGTGACCTACGATACCTCCGCAGCAGCCCACAAGAAGGTCAAGCCTGGGAACATCGACCACAACAACCTCACCAACTTCGTCGCTAACAAGCATATCGACCACACTGCCGTCACCTTAACGGCCGGCGTGGGGCTCTCTGGCGGCGGGGACATCTCCGCGTCGCGCACGTTTGACATCGACATCACGGAGCTGACCGAGGACACGTCGCCCGACGAGGCGGCGGACTTTCTGATCACCTACGATACCTCGGCCGCCACGCACAAGAAGGTCAAGCCGGACAATATCCAGCCGAACGTGACGAACGCCACGGGCACGCTGCCGATCTCCAAGGGCGGCACGGGCCAGACGACGCAGACGGCCGCGATGGATGCACTCTCGCCGACATCGGTGAAGGGTGATCTACTTGTGGATAACGGCACCAACGTAGTGAAGTTGGGCGTTGGATCCAATGGACAGGTAGTAGTTGCTGATTCCTCAGCATCAGAAGGTTTGAAGTGGGGAAATCCGGCCCTCGGAACTAGCGCCTGGACCACGATTATTAAGACGGCTGATGTGCAGATTACCAGCGACAACACACTGAATAATGATGCAGATCTGCTGTTTACGACGGTCGCCAACACGAACTACATGATCCGAATGTTGTTCATCTTTGACACTCAGGCAACGCCAGACTTCCAGTGGGATGTCACCCATTCCGGGACGACGACTTCTGAAGTCGCTAACATCTGGCGTATCATACAGTCCGGTACGGTATTTTCCAACATCGCCTCTATCGCCAATCTTACTACCGGTGGCGGCCGTGCTCTGCTCGGCGGTGCTGTCGCCGATATCGTTCATGTAATCCATTTCCTTCGTGTCGGCGCTTCCGGCGGCACCTGGCAATTCCGCTGGGCCCAGAATACCAGTGATGTTGGTGCCACAATCGTGCGCGCTGGTTCTTTCGTAGAATACATTGCACATGCGCCATAAGGAGCCCTCGTGGCCAAGGTCGGCGTTGTCCTCGCCCAGATCAAAGCCCCAGTCAACGAGACCAAGGCGTTTGTTCTCGACGGGCTGCGCATGTCCGACCGGCCGGCTGCCTTGGGGTACTACCTCCTCAACGCCCTCCGCGAGTGGCACTGCCGCTTCGGGCACTTCCCGGTCGTCACCCTCAAGATGGACTTGGTGGAGGCCGCGGACCTCACCATGTGCGACACGCGCACGACCACGCTGAAGGATGACTGGTTCGGCGGTCTCTACGAACTCGTACTGGCGGTGGAACGTAATGACCCAGGACTCCTCGGCAACGCCACCCCAGAAGACCGAGACGACGCCACCCCAGAGTAGCGCGGACTATGAGCAACTCAAGACCCTATACCTCAAGATTCGCCGACTCAAAGAGACCGTCGCAGCTAACAAGATCTCCTTCTATCGACCGCACGCAAAGCAGAGGGATTTTCACGCCGCCGAACTCTCGGACATCCGGGTGGTTCTTGGTGGAAACCGTTCGGGCAAGACGACCTGCGGCGCCGTGGAGGCCGTGGCGCATGCTCTTGGTGAGCGTCCTTGGCTGCCTGAGTCTGATCCTCATCGCCTTGTTCGCCTACCTTCTGGTGACCCTATCCCAGTTCCCAACATTGGGCGGATAGTCGCGGACACTCTGGAAACGAACATCGTCCAGACTATCAACCCCAAGATCATGGAGTGGGCACCTGCAGGCGCCATCACGAATATTCAGAAGAACCCTCGCGGCGTGCCTATTCGGTACGACTTTGCTAACGGGTCCGTTATCTATGTCATGTCTTACGACCAGGACGTTGACAGCTTTGAAGGTACTAACGGTCACTGGTTCTGGTGCGACGAGCCGCCGCCGCAGAGGATCTTCAATGGACTGCGGCGAGGACTCATCGACTACGGCGGGCATTGCTGGCTCACCATGACGCCGCTGTCCGAGCCCTGGACGAACCAGGTGCTCGTGTCGAAGGCCAACGGGCCTGATGGCCGCATCTGGATGCGCCGCATGTCCGTCTGGGACAATGCGGTCTCCCGCGGCGGGCACCTCCCGGACAAGACGATCCACAGCGTGCTGGCGGATCTGCCGGCGGACGAGCGCGCCTCCCGCGAGGAGGGCCGCGCCCTCCACCTTGCCGGCCTGGTGTTCCCGGAGTGGCAGCCCGAGCCGCCCTTCTGGGTGCCGCACGAGACGCCCAGCCGGCACTGGCCGCGCGTGTGTTTGATCGACCCGCACCCGCGCAAGCCCATCGCCGTCCTGTGGCTGGCCGTGACGCCTGACAACCAAGTGCGCGCCTACCGGGAGTTATTCGACCCAGAGATGCGCACCGTGGCGCAGGTGGCCCACGCCATCCACCAAGCGGAAGGATGGCATTACGCCGGCGAGAAACGCCACTGGGCCACGCAGAAGCTGGTCCCAATCTGGCGCCGCACTGCGGCCACCGAGCCCGTCGTCCTGTACGTCATCGACACCTCGGCCAACGAGCACGAGAAGACGAGCGGCGAGACGGTCGCGGAGCAGTTCCAGCAGTACGGCATCAACTGCGTGGACGCCTACAAGCGGAACCGCGAGGCCGGCATCAACGCCATCCACCAGGCCCTGGCGCTCAAGTACGAGTGGAGCCTGCCGGGCTTGGTCGTGCACGACAACTGCCCGACCGTCAAAGAGAACTTCCTGAACTACGTCTGGGATCGCTGGGGTTCGTCGCGCCAGCAGGGCCTGAAGGGCGAGAAGCAGACGGTAGTCAAGGCGAACGACGACTTCATCGACTGCATCCGGTACTTCTTCCAGATGCGGCTCACATACAGCATGCTGCGTCCCATGGCCTCCAGCCTGGGGCAGGAGGATTCCAGTGGCGGACGTCATCACCGTTCAACCCAGCGTTCGGGTGAAACTCCTGAAGAACAATGGGAAAGTCTTGTACGACCAGAACTTCACCCCGGTGGCCGAGGACTACACGGAGCACTCGGCTCAGTCCTTGGAGGTCGCCGCGGCGGCCAGCGTGACTCTCTCCCTCGGCGGTATCTCCGTCGTCCGTAACGCGCTCCTCCAGAGCGACACGAAGATCACGATCAAGGTGAACGGCCAGACTTCGGGCCTGGCCCTCGTCGGCTCGGCCATCGCGTGGGCGGCCTTCTCCGCCAGCATCACGCACATCGTGATCACCAACAATAGCTCGACCGATACGGCGTCTATCTCCTACATCCTGACAGACACAGACTGAGGTTCACGTGCTGATCACCATGACGGAAGACTGGCGCAAGTCCAAAGGCACCGAGTTGTGCCAGCTGGTGGACGACGACCTGCTCGCCCGGCAGGACTGGGAGAACCAGCGCGTCGAGGCCCGCGCCATGTACTACGGCGACATCCCGCGCAAGGACATCACTTGGCCTGGGGATGACGCCAGCGACATACATCTCCCAGTCATCTTCGAGAACGTCGAGCGGCTGGTGCCCAAGCTGAACAACGCCATCTGGAACGTGGACCCGCATGTGCTCGTGGAGCGCACGCCGGATGACTACGACCCGGAGGAGACCCGCATCCAGGAGCAGTTCATCAACTGGGCCCTGGAGAACGACATCCCGAACTTCTACGTGACCACCCACAGCTGGTTCCGTAACATGCTTCTGGACGGCGTGGGCCTCACCAAGAGCCGCTGGCGCACGGTCTGGCGCCACACGGCCGAGACGCACCGCATCAAGATCTCCTTCCAGCCCGGCGAGTTCACGCCCATGGGCTTCCAGGTCGAGGAGCCGAAAGAGAAGTCGGCCGCCGACATCCTGGACGAGATGTTCGGCCGCGGCAAGTACGTCGTGCACCAGGACAACGGCGCGGAACTCCGCCTCACCATCGAGGAGGACCGCCGGATCATCGAGAACGTCCGGGTGCTTTTCACCGACGCCTCCCAGTTCGTGGACGAGGTTGAGATCGTCGTGCATCGCCCGGTGCTCGTCCAGGACAGCCCGGAAGTCGATGTGGTCGAGGCAGAGCACTTCATCGTGCCCTACCGCACCAAGGACATCCCGTCTGCCCGGCGCGTCACCCAGGAACACTACATGACGATGGCCGAGGTGCGCGCCGAGGCCAGCCCGAAGAAATATGACCCCTGGGTTCTGAGCGAGGACGACGCGGCCCGGCTGGACGCCTATGCCAAGTCCATGACCGAGGACCAGCAGCCGTCCTACAACAACCGCGAGCTGGCCAAGCTGAAGGACGATGTCGAGGGCGTGCGCCCCAGCACGTACCACGGCAGCGACAACAACCAGCTCCTGTTCTACGAGATCTACCTGCGCGAGGACATCGACGGGGACGGCCTCCAGGAAGACATCGTTCTCCAGGTGTCGCCCATCCTGAAGAAGGTCATGCACGCGACCTTCCAGGACATGATCCACCCGCACGGCCGCCGGCCCTTCGCCAGCATCCACTTCCTGTCGCCCAGCGACCGGTTCTACTGCCCCGGCCTGGCGCAGTTCCTGGCGCCGCTCAACATCCAGGCGAACATCACCATCAACCAGGTGAACGATCGCCAGACCATCATCAACAACCCGATCGGCTTCTTCCGCCCGATGGCCCTGCCGCAGGACCCGGAGGGTTACGAGCGACTCCGGCCGGGCGACATGGTCCCCACGCCGGATCCCGGCGGCGTCGTGTTCCCGGACTGGGGCAAGGCCCCACTCCAGGACCTGACGCTGATGAACGAGATGCTGGCGTTCGCCGACCGGCTCGGCACCAGCCCGATGACCGGCGGCAGCTCGAACTTCCCCAACGCCCCGCGCACGGCGCGAGGAACGCTGGCGTTGCTCTCCGAGGGCAACCTGAAGATCGACGTCCTGATCTCTATGGCCCAGAAGGAGGGCTTCGCGGAGCTGCTGAACCAGCTCTTCGGGCTCTACCACACCTTCATGCCGGACGAGAAATACTTCTGGGTCACCGGCCACGGCCGCAAGCGGATCCCAGAAGCGGCCTCGCGCAAGATGATGCGCGGCCGGTTCATCTTCACGTTCACCGGCAACACCGTCAACACGAACCCCGAGGTGCAGCGCACCCTGGCGCAGATGCGCTACCAGGTCGCCAGCACCAATCCGCTCTACATGCAGGACCCGGTCAAGTTCCGGGAGCTGCTCCGGGACT